AAGGTCGGGCTGTGTCTTTAGGCTTACCGTGTAGTTCTCTCCTATCATTAATGATCTCTTTGAGCCTATATCCCAAAGTCCATTAGGGAGTAGCTGTGGCGCACCAAGAGAACAAGCCCATATCTCTGTTCCTGTCTTTCCAACAACTTCTGCCTGTAAAGGGATTATCATGGGGGGTGTGTCTTTTGCCATCTTAGGTACTGGCTTACCCTTTGCATCTACCCCTGCTGTATGACGTGGATAACCCGGCCTTACAAATCTTATGCTGTCTCCATACGTCTTCTTCAGATGCTTAACCCCTGTGTCATATTCTCTGGCAAAGGAGTACATAGGATGGGTGTCGTCCTGTAACGCACCTGTCTCTAACTTCTGCTTGTTGATTAAAATCATGATTTCTCTCGTTTTTGTTTGATGCAAAGATAATACTTATTTTGGAATAAGATTTTTCAGATATAATAAACAAAAAAAGGGGCAAACTAATGCCCCTTTATATACATAACATACTGACAATCAGGGTTCAAGCAGGACTCGGTCATCCTGCACGAGTATCATTTGGTTTACCTTAGTCATGATAACCATAAATTCACTCAACAGCTCACCCCTTGAATCATCCCAAGTATCCACAGCAATCTGTCCAGAGTTGAAAGCACCCACCGAAGGCAGGAGTTTCACAACCCTTGTTCTGTCTTCACCATTATAGTTTTTGTAACCGAGGGTGAAGTTCTTGATCTTGCTTGTGGCAGGAGACTCAAGGCTACCTCTGATGGTAACATCCACGTCAGGTATGATGAATCCTAATGCCCTGAAGTAGTCATCGAAAGCTGCTGCACCGTATGCTGTCGGGTCGCTGAGTGAAGGAAGCTCTTTAAAGGTAGTATATACTCCGTTAAAGTTGACAGCTTTGAAGGCAACGCCGATCTCATTAAGACCCTTCATGAAGTCCGATCCACCGGAGAACTCTTTGATGAAGTCAAGTCCTGTGTTTTCTATCTGACGGTAGAGTTCAGAACCCATGAAGAAAGCTACGTTACGGGTCATGACACCCTGAGACTGCAATGCGGGTTTGATGTCCTCAAAGCACGGTTTGTCGTATGCAGCAGTATAATACTGAGGCATAGCGTCGTTTACAAGGTGCTGAAGAAGACCCACCGTTCCTGTTACGTCAATATTGTCGGTATCCCTGTTAGCCATCACAAGAGACGTATTGGTCACACCCGAACCAATGAATATCTGGTCGTTGATGGTCTTGTTATGACGGAGGTCAGCCTCTACTGTGTTCTTTGAGAACAAGCCCGGATAGCCACCTTTAAGTTCTTCCATGTACCTCTGGTTGCTCTGCGAAGAACCACCCTGCGCCCATGAGGTACGTACTGTTGAGCAATAGAAGGTATCGCTGTACCATCCACTTGCTTTGGGCTTACCACCTGCGGCTTCGTTGGCATACAGACCACCAGTAACCATCAGCTTAGTACCCGAAGGAACGGCAGCTACGATAGCTACGTTGTCTTTATGAGGACGAAGGGTATATTCTGCGGCTGCTCCTGCACCTGTAATAGCGACTACCTGAAACAACTCAGGCTTGAGTGACTTGCTCCCATCTTCTTCAAGATAATAGGCAGGGATAACTACAACGTCGTTAAGGGTGAGGTATGCCTTGTTTGAAGTGTCATACTCACCAGCAGCAAGTATCGCTGTAGCATCAGCACCCTCAGCAGTAATAGCGATGTCGTCACCGAGTTCTACAAGTTTAAAGATAGACCCTTCTGAATAAACGGTTTTGGTAGGGCCAGCCACGTTTACGGTAGCACCCATCATCTGAGCAAACTCAGCAAGGCCAATGCCTTCACCGTATTTCTTTACTATCTCCATCCATACCTGTGGCTTGAGCATATCATAGATACTCGACCACACTGCACCGTAACGCACCTGTTTTGCGTTGGAATCAATTTCGTTATGTGTTATTGTTGACATGATGTTTTATGTTTTTGTTTTGTTTTATTTTAAAATTAATAATGTTAAAGGTTTTTCACTCTTTGTCCTATAATGTCCTCTAAGAATTTATTGACACCGCCCATTTCTCCTTTCGCCTTTGTTACCGAAGCATCTGATGCTGTTGCTGTATTAGGTAACTGAGAGTTACCTAACTTACTCTCCATCTCTGCCCTTACTTTTCTCTCTGCTTCTTTTGCTATGGCCTGTGCTATCTCATTTCTGTTTTCCCACAAGAATATAGAGTCTCTAAGCTCAAGTACTGTTGCAAGGTTTTCATCAGTGACATCGTTTCCTGCTTTGAGGAAGTAAGCATCAAACATATCCCCCAACTTACTCTTATAGTCATCGGGTACAGTGTACTCAACGTCGCCCACCTTTATCTTATCGAACTTACTGAATTCAGTTCTTATCGGGGCTATTGCTTGTGTCTTCTGTGCCAGTGCCTCGTTTGCCAACCTTTCTCTTTCTTCACGGCTGACTACCTTTGGCAACTCAATTCCCTGTTTAAGTTGGTTGACACTTCTTCTTGCAGATGCACTATCAAGGGCTATCTTTGTCTTTGCCAGTTCATCCCATTCTTCGGGCTTACCTAACAACTCCTTGTCTATCCCATATCTCTCGCATAACACAGCCTTTATTGCTTCTTCCCTGATCTTTGGGGAATCCAACTTAGACTGGTATACTAACACATCAAAGTCATTCATCTCATTGACATCAGTCGTTGCAATCTTATGTAACAACTGCGGGTCTTTGTCTTTATACTTGATGCGCAACTGCTCTGCAATGTAACTCTCAGGCGAAGCAAAATACTTTAGGGGGTCTTCTGCCTTCTTGAGTTCATCAATCTCTTTTTTATATTGTTCAACACTTTTTGCAAGAGGCTCATATTCCTTGACCTTAGTCTCATATTCGGGTAGCTTCTTTGCTGACTCCATGAGATGTTTAATGTCATCATCCGTCTTGTATTCTGCGTTGAATCTTTTATTAAATGTATCAAAGAACGTATCTATGTCTTTCGGGGCTGCATTGGCTGCATTGGCCGCATTGACATCGGGGGTTGTTGTCTCCCCTCCTGTATCCACACCACCATCTGCTTTCGTGTCGGTGTTAACAGGAGCATCCGTTGTCTTCCCATCTCCCGTAGCTGCCTGATTTGTATCTTCAGGTGTTGTCGGCCTACCAAATCCCAAATTTTCAAAGTCCTTCATCTCTATCTCTCTTTAATTTGTTTTTCTCTTATTTTTATTTAGTCTTATTCTAAATAACTTCGCAAAGATAATATATATTTTTAATATGCCTTTTTTGCCACTTTTAAAGCGATTTAAGACACTGCCGTTTTTTGGTATATAACTACATCATCCCCTGCTGGCTGACCCCTGTAATGCTTCCTATGTCGTTTGTAGGGGGTGTTGGTGCTGTTACTGTCGGCTGTCCTGTCATTGGGACTATAGGCTGAGCCTCCATACCATTCATAGTAGAAAAAGCATTGAGTCTAGACATAGCCTTAGAGAACTCCCCAATAACATCTCCTTCTATGCCTACCCTTGCCACTATGTTAAGGGCTATGTTGTATCTTTCTTCTGCCGTCATTGCCATATATCAGTCATTATATTAATTATCTTCCTGCCCCTGAAGTCCTACCTGCGGTTATCCCCTTCTCCATCTCCATAGCTTCTCTGAGCATATCAAGGAATCTAAGGTTGCCTTCCATGAGGGTCTGTTTATGCTTTATCTCTCCTCTTACTATTTCTTCCTGTGCCTTAACTTGTCCTTCTGTTGTTATCTCATCTTTCTTCAACTGAGACTGAGCCTGTGCCAGTTGTACTTGCTGTTGTCCCTGTGCCTGTATATTGGCCATCTGCTCCTGTGTCTTCTCCTGCTTGTTCTTTTCAATGGCATACCTTAACTGTCTTTCAAGTTCTCTTATGTCTGCCCCTGCATCAAGCCTTGAAGCAAAATAGATGCCATCAGGAAGATCAATGCCTGGTCTGTTCTCCCTTGAGTTGGTTAGAGCATCATTGATCCACTTCTCAAATCTTGCTTTGGATAGGGTATCGGGTTTAGGTACAAGCTGAAGTCCATATTGCACGTTCATATCTTCCATCAGATATAAGGTCTCTATATCTGTTGGATTGGTTATGCCTGAATATATCTTTCTTTGCTTCTCACTGTTTCTTATGCTTATCTGTATCCTTCTCATGAGGGATTCACCAACGCTCTGCTTTATCTCAAGGCAGGAGTTTAAGATAGGCTTCAAGGCGTTGGCTGTTGCCTGTAATGCTTCCTTAGTGCTTCCTGTCGGGACATTAGGATCGGGTGTTACTCCCATGCTTGTCAGACTTATCCCCGCAAATATCTCAATCTTTCTGAAGGCAAACTCCATTGCTTTTATGGTATTGTCTACTGCATCTCCAAGCCCACCGTCAATAGGAGTCACCGGCAGTGCCGAACCCCCTGTATATAATCCGTTACCTCCATAAGAGTAAAGCAACCTTCCTGTCTGATGCCACATATTAATGACTTCACTGACTGGTAGTGTGCCTCCCCCAAGATTTACATTAGCCATCATGGACGTATTGATAGCATAACCCCTTTCTATCATCATACCAAGTGAGTTTTGGAATCTGAGGTATAACTGTGCTATCTCATCTAAGATAGGTTTTAGGTTTTCCATTATGGGCGGCTGAAGCAACTGCTCAAAATGGAAAGACAATGCCGGTTTTAATGAACCATCCCTGTGAGGCATCTTCACCTTGCCATAGTCAAAGACATGCTTTGTGCCGACAATCCAACTACACTGATATGGTGTTCTTAGAGGAACTACCCTCACCTCGGACTTAGCTCCCATCTTAATAGACTCCTCAGATAAGGGTCTTACTTCCCCGTCATACCCCAAGTCTATGATAAGGTCTCTGCCATGCCTGTTTCTGTAATGTAGGTTTTTGGATATGTCCATGTCCATCCATTCCACCTCTAACACCGGCACTTTAAACCCTTCGTATTTAGCAATGTTGGTTGTGGGGTCAAGATCATTATAGTCTTCCCATCCACCAGTCGGATTACCATATAGGTTATGGCATTGTTTTGCTATGGCTTTTATCTCATCTTCCTTAATATCGGGTAGCTTCTGTCTTAGGTTAGATATTGTCCAATAAGACAGATACCCTGCCCAATCAGCATCATGGAAGTCAAATTCATTTGAGTATTGGCATATAGAATATGCAGGGTCAAGGTATTTTGTCTTCCACAAGCTGTCTTCTATATCATAATAATCACGTGCGCCTCCATAACCCAAACAGATAAGATCGTCTATGACTTTCTTTCTTACCACCGTATCCCACCTGCTCACATCAAAGGTATATCGGAGTAACTTCTGCATGGTGACGGCCACGTCAAGCTTAATCCCGTCCTGTGCTTCAAAGGCATCAAACTCCTCTTGTGATCTTGGAAATACCATGTCTTCATCAACAGGAATCCCTGCTTTCTTCTTAAACTCAATCTGCCAATCGGCAAACTTAGCCTCTACTATCCTCCTGTACTTTTCTTCTTCTATAAGACCACGGGAATCTGCATCTATGGTATCTACATAAAGGTCAAAGTCCAATAGATCAAACTGACCATGCAGGCTATTCATGATAGCCGGTGCAGGAGAGAGGTTCTGCCATGATATGTTCATCCATCCCATCCTCTTACCCCTTGCCGTATTGGTCAGATCATCCCACGACTCTACCGAAGTAGTCTCCGTGCTTGTGGTATCATTATATTCATTGAGAAGGAAGTTCTTATATTGATCCACGTTCTGCCTTCCCATAGAGTACG